ACACAAAGTCCCTCCAAATGAACTAACACAAAATTCAATCTACTAACCTGAGACACCTACACTCGTCAACAAACAACACAAGCTAGGGAACAACAACTCGTGGCTCAGGTCCACAGAATTCAACTTGGCCATGTTCACTAAGGCCAACACACACGGCATTTTAAACCCCTATGGTTTTGAGTGCTTTTTGTTTAAGGGGAAGCACTTTAAAATGCCTTCACTATTCCATCAGTTTTCCGGCCGCATGCTGTAGGGCTGGTTTCACACCTGCATTAATGGTGTAAGTGCCCCTAGCTCCTGTGATCAACCCCAGTTTCATGCAGACCTGCAGTCTCATTTCTGGCTCATAGAGGCCAGACATGTACTGTATGTCTACATAAGACTTGAGAGTCTCCTTGCTATTAGGAGCTCTGGGGTTGATCACACGGTCAAACAACATCTGGTGATAGGTGAAAGCGTCACTTATCAAGCGCACATCATCAGATGATAAACCTGTGCCGACAACTGGGATTAATGAGCCAAAGGTTGAAATGCACATGTAAGGGGGGTAATTCTCATGAATGCTACGGGGGTTGATAGTTGTCTTCACAGCTAGACCAGTGCTGATACCAATGGCTATTGGTGCAGCGTGGCAAGCTGCAATCCTCAGAAGGGTTACATCCTTGGATCCAGTTGGTCTTCCAGAAGTTATCGAGTACTTCTGGATCATGCTTTCCAGCCACCTCTTGGTCTCAGGAGTGCTCTTCTCTGCAATCTTCTTTGCTTTCCCTCCTCTCATGGTGCCCAAAACGGCCAATGTTTGCAGATTTTTCTTGTGTTCTGCTTCACCGATTCCTGCCTTCTTTGCAACTGCAAAAAGATATGATAGGAAAGCATAGGGATCAAAGCCTTGATACTCCAGCTTCTCCACACTCAAAACCAGATCACCATCCGACAGTGCAAGCAAACTCACACTGGCAAGATACGCCTGGGCTTCCTGAATGTCATTCTGAGTAACTGTTGCCATCTTAGGGACAAGGTTGAATGATGTTGTCTGCTCTTCCAAAGTAAATTTTGTATAGATGTAAGTATTTGGAGGTCACTGTGT